ATACTCCTGTTACAGAAGATGATGTTTTAATTGTCTTGGGGGATTTTGGAGCAAATTATTTTTTTAATTACCGAGATATTAATTTTAAACAAAAATTAAAATCTTATAAAATTACATATTTTGTTATCAGAGGGAACCATGAAGAGCGTCCAAGCATTTGCATGAGAAAAAATCCAGAAAACTGGCACACAGAAACTTTTTGGGGTAATCAAGTCTATGTAGAAAATGATTTCCCTTATATAAAATATGCACTAGATGCTCCTGCGGCATACCTTATTCCAACAAAAGATAAACCAATAAAAACACTAGTACTTCCAGGCGCATATAGTGTTGATAAGTATTATAGATTAACAAATAACTATTCATGGTTTCCAGAAGAACAGTGTACAGAAGAAGAAATGGCGGCGGGCACTGCTTTAGCGCAATCTGATAGTTGGGATTTAGTTCTATCTCATACCTGTCCAATTATTTATGAACCTACTGATCTATTTCTTTCCTTTATTGACCAATCTACTGTTGATAAAACAACAGAACGATGGTTAGGACAAATCGAATACAATTTAGATTATAAACTTTGGTGTTGGGGACATTACCATACTACACGTATTTATCCAAAATATCAAAATAAACAGCCGCTAATGCTTTTTAACAATGTATTTTTCAATGTTTATAAGTATTTTTGTGAACAGGATAATGTTTATGATTGTTTAATAATTTAAAGAAATTAAAGATTATTTCTCACAGAAATTCAATTAACTTATATGAAAAATAAGGCCAGAATATAATAATTATATCATCATATTTTTTATAATTATTAGAAAATAATTTTATAGATAAAACAATTACAGCGCCAAGCAATTGGCGCTTTTTATTTTTAAGGAGGTTTAAATGGCAAAGATTAAAGGTATGGATGTATCATATCATCAAGGAAATATAGACTTTAAAAAAGTTGTTAAAGATGGAATTAAATTTGCCGTTATCCGATAGGGATATAGAAAAACTATTGATTCAAAATTTTTAACTTATGTAAAAGAATGTCTATCTAATAATATTCCTATAATGGTATATCATTTTATTTATACAGATGGGGCAACCCCAAAATAGAATGCCCAATCTACATATAATAACATTAAAAAAGCTGGTCTTGATCCTACTAAAATCTGGATCGCCGCAGACCTAGAATATGATACATGGAAAAAGAATGGTTAGAAATGTACAAGAGCAAAATGTACAAAGTATACAAAATAGTATTTAGATACATTAAAATCTTTAGGCTGTAATAAATTATTTATCTATGTCAATATAGATTATTATAAAAACTATTATGACTGGTCTCAATTAAAATATCCAATTTGGCTTGCAGATTATAATGGTGAACCTAATTATTCTTGTGTTATGCAACAATATACATCAGGTGGAAAAGTAAATGGAATTTCTGGAAATGTAGATGTCAACTGGTTATTTGATGAATCTATGTTAAAAGATGAAAAAACAACAGTTACTAAAACATCTTCAACAGAAATAACTATCACCGCAGATAAAGTTTTAAATATCGCAAGAGGTGAGTTAGGATACAAAGAAAAGGCTAATAATTCTAATTTAGATAATAAAACCGCAAATGCTGGTTCTTCTAATTATACTAAATATGCGAGAGATTTTGATACTAAATATACTAACTGGTATAATGGAAAGAAAAATGGTTACGCCTGGTGCGATATGTTTGTTGACTGGTGTTTCTTAACTGCTTTTGGTTCTAAAAAAGCTATGGAACTATTATGCCAACCTGAAAAATCTGCGGGCGCAGGTTGCATTTATTCTTATTCTTATTATAACAAAAAAGGACAAACTGGACGCATCCCTAAGGTTGGTGCTCAAATTTTCTTTGGTAAAACCCCTCAGACGCTCGAACATACTGGATTAGTATACAAATTCGATGACACATATGTCTATACTATTGAAGGTAATTCTGGTAATATGGTTGCTGAACGAAAATACAAAAGAAGTGCAACCAATTTATGGTATGGCTATCCTAAATATGAAGGCACAATAAAAGCATCCGCGCAAGGAACTGATTTACCCGCACCTAAAAAGACAATAGAACAAATAGCTAAAGAAGTTATAGATGGTAAATGGGGTTCTGGTGAACAGAGAAAGGCTCAACTTAAAAACGCGGGATACGATTATCAAACAGTCCAAAATAAGGTCAATGAATTATTGGGCGGCAAGAGTCAAACAGTAAAGACTCCTACATCAACAGTTAAAGTAGATGCGGCAAAGGGATTTAATAAAGCACTTGCAAAAACATTTACAACAACAGCAAGGGTTAATATGCGGGCTGGGGCTGGAACCTCAAAAACAATCCTAACAGTTGTTCCAAACAACACCGCAGTTAAATGTTATGGCTACCATACTAACGATTGGTATTACGTTAAATATAAAGATTTCACAGGCTTTATTTATAGCAAGTATTTAAAATAAGCTCTTTAAAGATGGTTATGATGCTAAAGCATCATAACCATCTTTTTTTGTTCTAATTGAAAAATATAAATATTTATGATATAATATATAAAATAGTAATTAAGGAGATTTTTATATGTTATATATTTATATAGATGGTTCCTGTAAAGGAAATGGAAAAGCTAATTCAAAAGGCGGTTATGGAATTGTAATCTTTGACAATTCTGGTAATTTAATTGATGCCTATTGTGAATATTTTGATAATGTAACCAATAATCAGATGGAATTAAGGGCTTTCCTAAAAACATTTGAATTATTAAGTACAAAATATAAAAATGAACAAGCAACTATTTATTCTGATTCTGCATATTGTGTTAATATCCTCACTTCTTGGATTTACTCTTGGAGTAAAAATAATTGGAAAAATGCTAAAAATGAAACAATAAAAAATTTGGATATTATATTATCCCTATATGAATATTATAATATAAATTTTTTCATTAATCAAATATACATAATTAAAATCGACGGTCATAAAGGAATTATAGGGAATGAATTAAGTGATGCTCTTGCAACGGCAGACGTGCCTAAATTTTCAAATATTATATTAAAAAATCATATAAATATTAACCTTTCTGAAAAAATTTGCTAAATTTAAAAAATTATGTTATAATATATTATATAATAAAAAAGAGGTAAAATATATGAATAATAAGTTATATACTGAAGATAGTATTCAATCATTAGATCCTCGTGAATTTACACGACTCCGACCAGGAGTCTATTGTGGTTCTACTGAATATTCAACTCAGCTTTTAATAGAAATTATTTCTAATGCTATTGATGAATTTAAAGCAGGGCATGGAAATTTAATTGAAGTAAAAATTGATACAAAAGAAAATTCATATGCGGTAAGAGATTATGCTCAAGGTTTTTTGGTTAATTCCGTTAGAGAAGACGGGAAAACTGTTTTACAGGCATCTTTTGATACATTAAATACTTCAGGCAAGTTTTCAGATGATGGAGTATATGAAGGGACAGCTCTTGGTTTAAATGGTATTGGTTCTAAACTTACAAATTTCCTTTCACATAAAATGGAAGTTGAAACATGGAGGGACGGACAAACCGAATGTATCTTTTTTGAAGAAGGAATTTTTGTTAATAGATCAGTTAGTAAATCAAAAGAACCAAATGGAACTTATATAAGATGGCAGCCTTCAGAAGAGTTTTTTACTCATCCAGAGGTTGATATAAAAAAGGTAAAAGAATTATTTCATATTCTCACTTGTTTGTGTCCTGGATTAACTATTGAATTAACAATAGATAATGAAAAAGAAACTTTTGTGTCTAAATATGGATTAAATGATTTAGTAGATGATGCGGTAGGTGATTCAGAAATTATTGGATCTCGTATGAATATGAATTTTGATGCAGGTAGAAATAAACTTGATATGGTTATTACATATACATCAAAATATTCATTAAATATGATTTCATACGTTAATACTGGAGACACTGATGCAGGACCCCATATTACTCAAATAAAGACTATTTTAACTAGAGAATTTAATAAATTTTTTAAAGAAAAAAAATGGCTAAAAGAAAAAGATGAAAATTTAAGTGGTGATGATATTCAAGAAGGAATGTTTATCGCTTTTAATTTAACTGCTCCAGGAGTCTCATATGATGCACAAACAAAATCACGTATTGTGAAGATTGATATGTCGCCTTTTACAACCGTTATTGTAAATGCTTTACATGATTGGTTTAATAAGAATGAAAAAGATATTAAAATAATTTTTGAAAAGGCGGCTGCCGCCCGTAAAGCACGAGATGCTGCGAAGAAAGCAAGAGATAAAGCAAGAGAGCAGAACAAAAAGAAACAGAAGGCTCTTAAATTTGATAGTAAACTCGCGGATTGCTGGTCTAAAGATCGTATGAAATGCGAGATATATGTGACTGAGGGTAAGTGAAAACTATTGCCCGAATCCTTTTTTCCGCCTCATCAGCGGGGTCACTAATACTAGTGGCTAACGGGGAAAGCTGACCATTATACATGTATGTCAAAACATGTTTAGGTGAAGTCAATCCCGTGGCAAGATTTTATAAAAAAGTTTGGTCAAAGTAAGATAATTTTATTGCTCTCTCCTTCATATATAAATGAAAGGAGATAGTGATATGATAGGAATTTATAAATATTAGAATAAAATTAATGGACATATCTATATTGGAAAAAGTGTAGATATTAAACAAAGACAATATAATCATAAATCGTCTGCTTATAATGAAAAATCCAACGACTATAATAGTCAGTTTCATCAGGCGATTAGAAAATATGGATTAGATGTATTTGATTTTGAAGTAATTGCAGAATTAACTCCAGAAGAATATACTCCAGAAATATTAAATCAATTAGAAAAATTCTTCATTAAGTATTATAACTCATATCATAATGGATATAATGCAACTGAAGGCGGGGATTGTGAATTTGGAGATAATCGAACTCATCCTGGAGAAAAAAATGGTAGAGCCTTATTAACAGAAGAGGACGTTAAATATATAAGATAGTGTTATAATGCCCATATTCCTTTTAGAGAAATTTATAATGAATATAAAGATAAAATCTCGAAAAGAGGATTACAAAAAGTATGGTGGTTTGAAACATGGAAGAATATTTATCCAGAATATCATACTGAAGAAAATCGTTATTGGCATTCTCATTCTGCAAAAGCAAATCCATCTGAAGTAGCTGCAAAAAATCAAAGAATTTTTTCAGCAGAACAAGTAAAAGAAATGAGAGCTGCATATAATGCAGGTATGACACCAAAACAAATTTGGTTAAAATATTCACCAAATACAGCATGGTCTACTGTATATAATGCAATTACTTACCAAACTTATAAAGATATAAAATAAGCTGTATCGACTATTCCGAGTGAGATCGGAAGTACAATCTTTATTGATACAAGATTGGAAATAGAGGACACGTAGAAAGCCCGACAAGCTGGAGTGAAGAGATAGTCAGTGCCTATAGAAATATAGGAAGCACATGGATAGTGCCTCAGGGAACTTAAAGTTAGCCCGCGATAATGAATTTGTTGCAGTTATGCCTGTCCGCGGAAAAATTCTTAATGTAAGAAAAGCAACGCTTGACAAAATTCAGAAAAATGCAGAAATTATGACAATGATTGATGCTTTTGGTCTTACTGTGGATATGAAGACTATGAAGCTGACTTATAACAAAGAAGATCTTCGTTATGGAAAGATCATAATTGAGTCCGATGCCGATGTTGACGGAAGTCATATTAAGAACTTGTTCTATACTTTTATATGGACTTTCTGTCCACAGTTGATTTTAGATGGATATGTATATGCAGGAGTTCCTCCTCTTTATAAGATCACAGAAGGAAAAGATACTTATATCTATTTAAAAGATGATACGGAACTTGAAAAATATAGAGCCAGTCATAAAGGAAAAAAATATCTCGTTAACAGGTTAAAAGGATTAGGATAGATGTCGCCAGATGAAACCTCGATTCTTGTAGATCCAGATAAAAGAATTATTAAACAAGTAACTGTGGAAGATATTGTGGCAGCTAATAAATTATTTGATGATTTAATGGGAACACAAATTCTTCCTAGAAAAAGATTTATTCAACAGCATTCGCAAGAGGCGACCTATGGAAATTAATAATATTATAAAATTAAAAGATGAAGACAGTATGCATACACATGCATTCTGTCCTTCTTGCCATTATTGGTTATTTGGTGAAGATGTAGGAGTTAATTATTGTCCTCATTGTGGAGTTAAACTTTTTTGGAATTCTAAAAAAATGTCTAAAGTACATGAAATTTGGTATGAAATGAGTATCGAACGTTATAAAGAATTGAAAGAGGATATAAAAAATGGGTAATAATATAATAGAAGATAAAATTACAAAAATATTAACAGATGAATTATGTTATTGTTATTGCGATAATTGTGAATTTGGAAATTGGGATGAGTATCAAGATGAAAAATGTGATAATTGCCATAGAAAATATCAGAATTGGCGATTATCTGAAGCTACGGCAAGATCAATAGCAAAACAAATTATTGAAGAGATAAATAATATAGAATTAATAGCAAAACAAATTATTCAGGAGATGTATTATGCAAAATGATTTAATATGTCCAAATTGTAATTCCTCACTTTATTGGCGTCTTGATTCATGGGGTAGAACACCGTGGCATTTACATTGTGACAAATGTTTTATTAATATTGGTACAACTAAACAACATAAAGCTATTGAATTAATTCAAAAATATCATCGGCCAAAGACTTATATTGAATATTATGATAATAAGATTCAAATATTATTTGAAGGAGATAAATAATGCAGAGTGATTTAATAAAAGAATTAAGCACAAACTTTATTGAATATGCCGCCTCCGTCAATTCAGACCGCGCGATACCCAATGCTACCGATGGTCTTAAACCAGTTGCTAAAAGAATCTTATATGGAGCTTTTACAGGAGGAAGAACTAGTAATAAACCTCATGTAAAATGTGCCAAAATTGTCGGAGATGTAATGGGATCTTATCATCCTCATGGAGATTCGTCTATTTATGGCGCATTAGTGCGTCTTGCTCAAAATTGGGTAATGCGTTATCCTCTTATTGATTTTCATGGTAATGTTGGAAATCAGGCGGGTGATGGACCTGCCGCACCTCGTTATACAGAAGCAAGACTATCTAAATTAACAGAAGAAGGAATGCTTCAAGGTTTAAAGAAAAATAATGTTGATTTCATTCCTAATTATGATGAAACAACAGAAGAACCTATTGAACTTCCAAGTGTTTTTCCTAATCTTCTTTGTAACCCTAATAGCGGTATTGGTGTAGCTATGGCCTGCTCTTGGGCACCACATAATCTTGGAGAAGTCGCAACAGCTATTAATCAATATTTAGTTGGCGAAGAGCCTACTTTACCAGGTCCAGATTTTCCAACAGGTGGAATTGTTATTAATTCTAAAGACATTCCTGCCATTATGAAAACAGGACATGGAAGTGTTAAAATCCGTGGAAAATTTGAAATTGATAAACAAAAAATTATCTTTACAGAAATTCCATATGGAACAACAATTGAAGGATTAATGACTGAAATTGGTGAAGTTTCTGATTCAAAAGAGATTGAGGGTATCGACAATATTCGCGATGAATCTAATAAAAAAGGTGTTAGAATTGTCATTGAATGCGATAAGGGCGTCAACCCCGCAAGCATTGTAAATAAACTTTTTGCAAAAACAAATTTACAGAGTTCATTCAGTTATAATCAGGTTGCTCTTGTTGATAAAGTGCCAACTGAATTAAATCTTAAAGATTGTATTAAAATTTATGCTGACCATAATATTGATTGTATAACAAGAGAAGCTAAATTTGATTTAAACAAGGCTATTGACAGACTTGAAATTGTTAATGGTTTATTGCGGGCACTCGAGGATATTGACAACATCATAGCGCTAATCAAAAGTTCCGAAAGTGCGGCTGCCGCAAAAGAAGCATTAATTAAGAAATATAACTTTACAGATAATCAAGCAAAAGCAATTTTAGCTATGAGACTCTCTTCTCTTGCAAAACTCGAAAAAGTTGAATTAGAAAAGGAAGCTAAAGAACTTGAGAATAAAATTAAAGATTTAAAAGATATTCTTGCAGATGAAAATCGTCAAAAAAGTATTCTTAAATCCCGTTTAGGGGATCTCGTTAAGAAATATGGAGACGCTCGCCGCACAGAATTAACCAATATTGAAATTAAACCAGAAGAAAAAGTTATTGAAGAAGTTATCCCAGAAGATTGTGTTGTAATTCTGTCTCAAAATGGAAATATTAAACGAGTTCCAACAAAAAGTTTTAAAGTACAACGAAAAAATGGAAAAGGCGTTAAGACAAAAGATGACGTGATTATGTCTACCATCTCTACCAATACTATTGACAATCTTCTTCTTTTCACTAAAAAAGGGAAGATGTTTAAAATTATTGTAGATGAAGTGCCAGTTGGAACAAACACATCAAAAGGCGCTCATGTTGGAACTTTAATCAATATGGATCAAGATGATGAAGTAATTGCCATCACTTCTTTGGCAAGAAGTAATACTGCAAAATATGTAGTATTCTTTACTAAACAGGGACTAATGAAGAAAACTCTTCTTGATGAATATACAAAAGTAAAACGAAGTACAGGAATTGCCGCAATTAAGATTAATGATGGTGATTCTATTGCTAATGTTGAATTTATTAATGAAGAAGATATTCTTGTAATCACTAAAAATGGTATGTCTATTCATTTTGAAAGTAAAAATGTTAATCCTATTGGTAGAATTGCGGCAGGTGTTAAAACCATAAAGTTAGATAAAAATGATGAAGTTGTTGTAGGACTTCCAATCCATTCAGATAGTGATACTATTGCTATTTTCTCTACAAAAGGCTATGGCAAGAAAACTTCCATTAAAGAATTTACAGTTCAAGGTCGAGGCGGAAAGGGCTTAGTAATTTATAAACCAAGTGCCATTTACGGTGAGATTGTTGGTGCTACTGTTGTTTCAAATAACGATACAATTCTTCTCACTGGTCAGCCAAGTTCTATATGCATCGCCGCAACAGATTTACCTTTATTAACTCGAACAAGTTTTGGTAATATTATGATAAAATCTAACATTTCATCGGTGGTAAAAATATGAGTAAATTAAATTGTCCAAACTGCGGAGCGCCAATCTCCGCAGATAATAATAAATGTCCTTATTGTGATACCTCTTACTTTGATCTAAGTTCTATTGATATTAATAATGATGAACCATTTTATTTAAAAATAAGAATGGGGAACATGATTTTAACTCAATTAGTTAGAGTTTTACCAGATATGAGTATTAATTTTGAATCAAACTCGTGTTCAATTTACAATCCATCGGGTGATAGATTATATAAGTTTACTACATCAGATAGTATGTTTACTAATTTAAAGTTTGAAGCTATTGTAGATCCTTACAATGAAAAAAGACTTTGTACTGTTACTTATGAAAAATAATGTATTTATTTGTTTTTTTATAAGAAATAAAGGGAATAATGAATATGGAAGAATGGACAATAAGAAGCCTAATAGATGAATTAAATAGATTAACTAAACTTTATGATGAAGGCATTTTCACTAATCCAAAGTGGGACAAAAATATATAATTTATAACATACTATTTTTATATTATTATGAAAGGAGAAAAATAATATGAAAATAGATGAAATACCATTGGGTAGAGCAGAAAATTTAGTTGGTCAAAAATTTGGAAAATTAACTGTTTTATACAGAGTGAAAAATATTGGAAAACATACTGCTTGGAAATGCAGATGTGAATGTGGCAATTTAACAAATGTTAGAATTGATCATCTTAAAGAGCATCGAGTTATATCTTGTGGCTGTTATAATAAAGAAAAAGCTAGCAACCATTTAAAAGCAATTAATCATAAAGGAAAAAACATGAAAGATATAACTGGATTAAAAAGTGGGTGGTTAGTTGCAATAGAGCCTACAGAAAAAAGAATAAAATATGGAGATAATAATTCTCATGTTGTATGGAAATGCCAATGCTTAAATCCAATTCATAAAATTCCTACTTTCTGTGAAGCAACTTGTACAGCACTTACTACAAAAAATAAAACTTCTTGCGGCTGTATTAATTCTAAAGGAGAAGCAAAAATAATAGAATTATTACTTGCAAATAATATTCCTTTTGAACAACAGAAAAGTTTTAATTCATGTCGTTTTCCTGATACTAATGCATTGGCTAAATTTGATTTTTATGTTAATAATGAATATTTAATTGAGTTTGATGGAAAACAACATTTTTTGCAAAACGGAAGTGGCTGGAACGAATCATTAAAAGATATTCAAAAACGAGATAATTATAAAACTTAGTGGTGTAAAAAAAATAATATTAAATTAGTTAGAATATCATATAAACAATTAAACACTTTAACTATAAATGATTTAATAATATAATGGGTAATTTAATATGACAATGCGTGAAATGATAGATATGCTTAATTATCATACTACATTATATGATAAAGGTAAAAGTATATGGTCTGATAAAGAATGGGATGAACTTTATTTTAAATTAAAACAATTGGAAGAAGAAACTGGTATTATTTATCCAGATTCCCCAACTCAAAGTATTCATTTCGAAAAGGTATCTGAATTAAAAAAAGTTAAACATAATCATCCCATGCTGTCTCTTGATAAAACAAAAAATTTTGATGATATAAAATCCTTTGTAAAAGATTATAGTTGGATTGCTATGGCAAAATTAGATGGATTAACTTGTTCATTAAGATATGTTAATGGTGAATTATTTTCCGCAGAGACAAGAGGGAATGGTGTTGAGGGAGAAGATATTACTCATAATGCAAAAGTGATTACCTCAATCCCGAAAAAAATCAAATACAAGAATGAATTAACTGTAGATGGGGAAATTATTTGTACTTATGAAGATTTTGAACAATTTAAAAATAATTATAAAAATCCTAGAAATTTTGCAAGTGGAAGTATAAGATTATTAGATTCAAAAGAATGTGAAAAAAGACATCTTACTTTTGTTGCATGGGATTGTTTTTGTGATGACCATTTTTGCGATAATTATTTAAATTATCCATATAACATTCAAAAAACCTTATCCTTAAAATTACAAATACTTAATGATTTGGGTTTTATTATAGTACCCAATCTTTCTGATGCAGTAATAAATATTGATAATGTTGTAGAATTTTTTAAAGAAAATTGCATTTATCCTGTTGATGGAATTGTATTTAAATATGATGATATTGAAGAGTATGAAGCGGCGGGCCGCACGGATCATCATTTCAAAGGCGGTTTAGCATATAAATTTTATGATGAAACATATGAAACTAATTTAAAAAATATCGAATGGACGATGGGAAGGACTGGTCAATTAACTCCCGTGGCAATTTTTGAACCAATAGAAATAAAAGGATCTACTATCTCAAGAGCGAGTCTTCATAATATAAGTATTATGAAACAAATATTAGGAGAAAAACCTTATATTGGACAAAAAATAAAAGTAGCAAAAATGAATGAAATTATTCCTCAGATTGTTGAAGCAGAAAAATGGGACAATTCTGTGTAATCAAATTATTCCAAAATTTATAAAATATAGTAGAATAAGTTTTGGAGGTAATTTAATATGAGTTGTATTTATATGCACAAAAATAAAATAAATGGGAAAGTTTATATAGGACAAACTATTCAAGATGACCCTAATAAAAGATGGAAAAATGGGCATAATTATAAAACTTGTACATTTTTTGCCCGTGCTATTGAAAAATATGGATGGAATAATTTTTAGCATATTATTTTATAGTAGGGTAATTTTTCTCAAGAGGAATTAAATCAAAAATAGTAGTATTATATTTCTTTTTATAATGCTTGTAATCCACAGAAAGGATATAATATAAGTCCTGGAGGAGCAAATGGAATTTCTCCTAATGCCCTTCCCGCAGCGATAGAATGGATGAAAAATCATCCGGATTTTGGTCTGGCTAGAGCTAATGATATGTTAAAATGGCAGGCTGAACATCCATAGAAAGCAAGAGAATATAGACGAAGAAGTCAAAAAAAGGCAGCAGAAGCTCGTCGTAAAAAAGTAGTATGCATTGAAACAGGAATTGTATATGAAAGTGCTTCTGAAGCCGCTCGTCAAGTTCCTAAAACCTCACAGTCAAAGATATGTATGGTTTGCAGAGGGAAAAGAAAAACTTGTGGTGGTTATCATTGGAAATATTATGAAGAGGAGATATAATGGAAAATATTTTTTTAGAAATTCCAAAAGTATGCCCTTATTGCGGGTATCCAACAGAGATTAAAAAAGACAATGATAGTGAGGTGTTATATTGTACCAATGAACAATGCGAATCACGATTAGTTAATAGACTTGACCATTTTTGCGGGAAAAAAGGACTTGATATTAATGGATTATCAAAAGCGACTCTTGGAAAGTTTATTGAATGGGGATGGGTAGAAAGCATAGAGGATTTATATAACATTGGGACGAGGTTCAAACAAGACTTTATTCTTAAACCTGGATTTGGAATTAAATCAGTTACTAAAATCTTAAATGCAATAGAAGATTCAAAACATACCACCCTTGATGCTTTTATTTCTGCCATTGGAATCCCCCTTATAGGTAAAGCAGTCGCGAAAGACCTAACTAATTATTTTGAAACTTATGAAGATTTTCGTAATGCAGTAAATGATAAAAATTATCATTTTTATGATTTAGATAATTTTGGTGAAGAAATGGATAGAAGTCTAAAAAATTTTAACTATGCGGAAGCTGATAGAATTTCTAAACTTTTATTTATTGAAGCCCCTGTTGTTAACAACAATCAAACAAATAATAATCTTTCAGGGAAAACTATTGTCATTACGGGAAAACTTACAAATTTTAAAAATAGAGCAGAGTTAAAATCAGTTATTGAAAGTCATGGTGGAAAAGTTGTTGATTCAATTTCTGCAAAAACAGATATTCTTATTAATAATGATATAAATAGTACATCATCTAAAAATAATGCAGCAAAGAAACGCGGCATACCGATAATCTCAGAATTAGATTTTATAAAGCAATATATTGAAAATTGAAAAAATTTTTTATATAATATAAATGTAATTAAGATGAAGATAAAAAATAACAGTGTTTAAAAAATAACAGCAAAAAATTAAAAATTATATTTTATTTATCTGTAAATTTTTTTGACTTAATGAAAAATTTTTAGTATAATAAAGATACAGATGATAAATGCAATTCATCTTAAAAATATATTAATAAACAATTTAAATAAAAGGAGAAAAAGCTATGTTAAAGGAAAATAGTAGAAAAGTTTTTGATTTTGTTAAGGCACACGATCACGAAGATTTTACAGCACAGGATATTGCAGATGCTACTGGACTTAATGTTCGTACAGTCAATGGTATTGTCACATCCGCTTTTCAGAGACACAAGGATGCAGACAAGAATGAAGTTCCGCTTATGGTTCGTATCCCCGCGGAAATTGAAGATCCTGAAAAGCCTGGATTCCATAAGCCTATCAAGTTTATTCAGCTTACTGATGCAGGACGTGAGTTCGATCCCGACGCTGAAGACTAATTTAGTGTAAGGGGGGGTTAGATTTTTATCTAATCCCCCTTTGTTTTGGAGATAAAATATGTTATTTATGATATTAGGTTTTATCTTTTTAATATTTAGTCTAATTCTGTTTTATAAAGCCAATCAAATAAAAATTAGTAAAAATAAATAGCAAGAATAGTATAAAAAACAATTAGAAAATGAGTTACATAATTTACAAGTAGATAGAAACAATTTAATTAATTCAGAAATTAGGAAAAAAGAATAGTTAAATAGAGAATTATTATAGTTTCAAGAATATCGTAAAAAAGAATTAGATGAAAATTTTTAGAAAGAAAGAGAAATAATTAAATTAAATCTTTAGAAAATTAATAGTTAGACTTCTCAAAAAATTGAAAATATTCATAAAGATTTAAATAATATTAGATAGTCTGCTATATAGGAAAAGAAATAGATACAAACTGAAATTGATAAATTAAAAGCCTCATTAAGTGCGGGCGTTCAAGCGCGTCTCCGCGAACAAAAGAAAAAAGATAAAATTAATTTTTATAAACTTTCTATTTCTGATGCGGATTTATCTGATGTTAAGATGTTAGAAAACTTAAAATCTTCTTTCCATAAGCCTGTTGTTTTAAGCAAACTCATATGGACTCAATATTTTCAAAAACAAATGACAGAATTATGTGATAGAGTTTTAGGAAAAAAGACTATTTGTGGTATTTACAAAATTACTAATTTATTAACAGAACAATGTTATATTGGTCAAAGCGTGAATATTAGTGATAGATGGAAACAGCATTGCAAATGCGGTTTAGGCATTGAAGCATCAGCTACCAATGTTTTATATAATTCTATGCAAAAAGATGGAGTTTGGAATTTTTCTTTTGAATTATTAGAAGAGTGTCCAAAAGAATTATTAAATGAAAAAGAAAAATTTTGGATATAGATGTATCAAAGTAATAACTTTGGTTACAATGCAACGAAAGGAAATAAATAATTATGATAGAAGTTTTTACTTTAAATGAAAATGAAAAAATTGAATTAACGAAATAGGAGTTAAAACAACTTTTAAATAAAAGTTATTGGGAGGGATATACTGAAGGCTATTCGGGAGGGTATAAAAATAATAATCATTGGACTTATACTTCTCCATCAATACACAATCCAATAATTACATGTACAAATTCAACGATTACATCTACACCTACAAACCCAACGAAAGATAAAAATACAATAATATGTAATTCTAATCCTTACGCGCATATTGATGATGGGAAGTGAAATATAAAATATGAAATTTGAAAATACAAAAGTATATAATTTTGAAAGTGCTTTTCGTGGCATGAGAAACCCTAAAAATAGTTGGAGTAAAAGCGATAGCTTTTTTAATATTGTACAAATTGATAGTTATCCATATGAAAGTGAAATTGCAGACAAATGGGTTAAAGCCTCTCGTCCTGATTTGAACTGGCCAGAAGAATTTACTGATGAAGGCTGTACTCTTGCAGAAGAATATGCAGATAAACTTATTAAAAATGGTGTTTTAAGATTAAATGATAATGATGATGTCGCAGACTTAGCTTTTATCGGCCCATAGGATATGAGATTAGCTCAGACTCTTATTAAAGCTGGTCCTGAACACCGCAAATTCTTACGTCAAATTTTTGTTTCTGTTGATATTACTGCTCCATTATACTGGTATTAAGATTTATTTATTTCTTTCTGCCAATGAAATGCTTTTCCTACTTATCGGTAGGGGTCACTAATATTTGGTGGCTAACGGGGAACCACCCATTGGAATCCCGTGGGAAACTTTTATAAATTATTAAAATTTTTGGTCAAAATAAAATTATTCGTATCCTCTATTTTTTATATATATTGGAAACAAATAGGAGGATTATTACTATGAAAGAAAAACAAACAAGACAATCAAAACCAAGAGTTGATTTAACTGGTAAAAAATTTGGAAAATTAACTCCGTTATATTATATAAAAGGCGGTAAATGGCATTGTAAATGCGACTGCGGAAATGAATGCGATGTAGACACAAGAAATTTAAATAGTAATCATACTCAATCTTGTGGGTGTTTACAAAAAGAAAAAGCAGCCAATAATGTTATAAATATGATGGGTTATGAAGATGATAATTTTAAAGTTTTAGAACGAGATGGTTCATCCCCTCAAGGGATTGCTCATTGGAAATGTTTATGCAAACATTGTGGAAATATTTTCACTACAAAGGGTAGCAGCATTCGTTCTGTTGGAATTCAATCTTGTGGTTGTCAACATTCTAAAGGTGAACAAAAAATTACAAAAATGTTAATTGATGAAGGATGCACTTTTTCAACTCAATATACCTTTCCTGATTTGGTCGGGGTAGGCGGAGGCAGATTAAGATTTGATTTTGCTATCTTTTTAAATAATCAGTTAGATTGTCTTATAGAATATAATGGTTTACAACATTATGAAAAACCTCAAGGAAAATGGGGCGAAGAATGGGAAAAATTAATTGAAAATGATAGAAGAAAAAAAGAATATTGTAAAAAACATTGTATTCCATTAAAAATTATAAAATATGACCAAGATTTTACAATTTTAGATTTAATATAATTTATAAAAGAACCTGTAGAGACTATCCCCTATGCCTTATGGGCGGGGGAGTAGGGTTACTATTGATACGTAACTAGGTTTTAGGAAACGAAGCCTATGAAAACCGAAATGGCATCCTCTTATATAAGAGTAAAAGATAGTCCACAAATGGGAAAGAACTAGATACTTATAAAGTTGCAACAGTTGCTAATAGTACATCAACAATGCACAAACTTACAAGTAAGCCTATTACTCTTGATTGCTTTGAAACAGATGATATGAATCCTAATTTAGTATATTACACTATCCCAGAATATGGTGGGCTAGCAGGAAATGATATTGGTATGTTAGCAGATTTTATGATTGAACAACTTGAATTTCTTCGTCAAAAATATCTTGAAACAAAAGATAAAAGATACTGGAAAGAATTAGTGCGGTGGCTGCCTGAAAGTTGGCTACAAACTAGAACATGGACAGCGAATTATGAAATCCTTCATACTATTACTAATCAAAGAAAAAATCATAAATTAAATGAATGGAGCGGACTTGATGATTCATCCAAAGATAATTTTATGAACTGGATGCGCCAACTTCCTTATGCTCAATACTTAATTTTTAACGACGGAAATATTTCTTTTCAAATTGAAAAATAAAAAATAAAATGTTATAATATATTTATAAGATAAAAAAATATATTATAAATGAAAAGGAAAATAAAAATGACTAAAAGAGAGGCTTTTATTCAAATTGTAGATGGTTTTTTTGATAAGGCAATTTTAACAGGACTTGATGATGAATATGACTTAGATGCAGCACTTGAATTTTTTAATGATTTAAAAAATAATAAAGTAAAAAATTCGGGAGCCATGACAGAAAATGGTGCTAAACTGCTTTCTTGGATGCAGGAGAATGTAGAAAGTATGTCTAACACGTTTACATCTAAAGAAGCAGCGGAGGCTCTTTTCACTTCTGGTCGTTCCATCGCAGGATCAATGAGGAAACTTGTAGCGGATGGATATGTAGAAAAAACAGGGAAAAATCCAGTTCAGTACTCTTTAACTGAAGCTGGTAAAAGTTATAAGGTTGAAAATTAAAAAAAATTTTATTATAATATAATAGTAAAAGTTGATTAATAAAAATGAAGGAGAAAACAAATGAAAGCAAACGCAAGATTTATTAACACAGAAAAGATTGAAGGTTATGTTTATAGTACAGGCAGTAATTTTAATCAGCTTTCTGAAAGAGTGACAGGAGAAAATTCAAAGGCTCCTGGAACTGAATATATCGCAGGTGATCTTGATATTGCCGTAGATGAAGATGGTCTTAATGTTATTACCATTCATTATACTTATGTAACTAA